TACAACGCCGTTGCCTAGCAGCCTGAGTCGGTCCACGCGGTTGGCAGTTGCGTCCACCCCACGGGTAGACCCATAAGATGCTCCACCCAGTTGGGGTTTAGGTGTTGTCCTTGGCTCTTCCCAGTCGTGTTGGGGTTCTCCTGGTCTGCTGGGCCATCTTTGGCTTTCGGTTTTCCCTTTCTGTCCTTGTGTAACTTCTCCCTCTGTACTTCGTATCCATGTACCTTCGGGTGGTTGCTCAGTCCCACTTGTCCGTAGTTTGGTTTCCCTCCTATCTTTTCCGCTTCCGATACTGTCGGAGTTGGCCAGTTCTTTTGTTTGTCCTCCAACATCTTTAGATCTCTTCCCAAGCATTTCTGAGGACTCTTTACACCTGTTCTCACTCCTTCTATGTAATCGCTCGCTTGAGGGGTTGCCCATAATAAATTCACTTGATGTGCTAGTGGTATCCCTCCCTTTCCATTCGGTCTTGTTGAGGCCGTTGCACTCGCTCTCGGAGTAGCCCATGATAAAGACCCGTTTTCTTTGGTGAGGTGCGCCAACTTCGCTCGCTGAGAATACTCCTGCCTCTGCGATGTAACCCATGCTTTCCAAGTCTTGGAGGACATGGAGCAAAACACTTCGTCCTGTCTCTGTTTTGGAACTGATGATTCCTTCAACGTTTTCCAAGAAAACAAGTCTTGGTCTACATCTTCCGATTCCATCGCTGATGTAGGGGTAGAGGTGTCTTGGGTCTTCAACTCCTTCTCGGCTTCCTGCATGGGAAAAAGGTTGGCATGGGAATCCCCCAGTGAGGATGTCAATTTGTCCAAGAAACTTTTCGTATGGGAAGGTTTTAAGATCCGTCCAGATAGGTGCTGGAGATACTTTATTCTCTTCCATCTTCGCAACCAAGTTGGCGATTGCGAAGGCTTCGATCTCCACATGAGCGACTTCTCGCACGTTTCGGAAAACTCTTCTGAGTCCAAGCCCAATTCCTTCGTATCCACTGCAAAGTGAAAGGTGTCTGATATATTCTTCGGTAGTATCCACATCTAAAATTCTTCTGATATTTCTGTTTCGGTTAGTCTGCCTGTTCTCTGGCAGTACTCAAGGTGACTGCAAAGTCCCGTGTCCCCACTGAACCTGTTCTTCAAAACAGACATCTTTGTTATGTTTTTATCTTCACCTTGAAGATCTCTTGAAAGAGCTATGCAAATGTCAGATAACTGACTAAGGGCTTGGCTGCCCCTAAGTGCTGATAAGTTAGGCATGATTCCGTCTTCGTACCCTCGGTTCCCTTCGGGTCGCTTTAGGTGGCTAACAAGTATAAGGGCAAAGTTACATTCCTCAACAAGTGTTCGCAGCTTTGTCATAAGGACATCTATGGCTCGACGTTCGTTACCAAGTTCGGACTCTGACATTCCACTAATACAAATCGATACGTGATCTAACACGATAAATTCTGCTCCAAGTGCCTTGACGAGATAACGCATATGTGAAAGTAACTGATCAGTATTAAGAGAACCCCAATGGTCATAAAGAAAAAACCTTCCAGATCCCACTGTTTTCTTAAATGCTTTCTTGTAATCATCATCAACAACAAAGTCCTCAAGATGTAATAACTTTCCTAACTCAAGTCCAAGAACACCTTGTGCTGACCTCTCTATGTTTTCCTCAAGAGCTATGTAACCTATCTTTGTTTTCTTTGTTGTAGTGAGTAGATGATGAGCAATCTGCCTACATACTTGTGACTTTCCAACACCACTTCCTGCACAAAATAAAGAAATTTCACCTTTGCGTAGTCCTTTTGTTTTTTCATTAAGTCCCTCAAAAGGATACGGAACTGAGTCATTCTTCTTTACTGTAGATATACGTTCAAATAAATCAGCACCATCTATGATGTTCACTGGACTCCACTGCTTGGCATCAAACATCGCCCTAACAACATCTTGTGCTTTGCCTTCCATCAGTAATGCGTTAGGATCTTTTCCAGGTAACTTAGCGACATAAGCTTTCCCTGTTGGGATAATACTAACACACTCACTCACCGCCTTTTGTCCTGCTTCATCCATGTCAAACATCAGTACCACTTCATCAAACAACTCAAGCCACTTTAAGTTTTTCTTAAACGCACTCTTGGCTGATTCAGTACCATTAGGAATAGAAACACATGGATACTTATTAGAACCTAGCTGACTTACTGTTAGGCAATCTATCTCCCCTTCACATACTATAAGTTTCTTGCCACCATTAGGCCAAAGGTGTTGACCAAAAAAGGTGTCCTTTACACAACCTGTTATCTGAAACTTTTTGTTTTTGTCTCTTATCTTTTGACCAACTAACTCACCATCAAAGTTTCTGTAGTTAGCTATGTGTACTGTCTTGCCTCTGAAGTTGCCTACGTAATAACCATACTTCTTACAGGTGTCCAGATGTATTCCTCTAGGTGCTATGGGCAACAAATCCCCATAAATAAATTCTTCTTCTTTGTTCTTCTTCTTCATTTTTACTTTGTTTGTTGGTTTGGTTGTTTCGTTTCTAGCAGGAGTAAATTTACCACAACTAAAACACTTAGTACTTCCATCTGCATTAAGTGACAACGCATCACTGCTAGAGCAGTCAGGGCATGGAAGATGTCTTTCTATGAATCCATTATTGGTTTCGTCCATTCTGTTGGTATTCTTTTGTGACACCACATGAAGCCATGTCTATCACACCATGAGGCGTAAGTGGTGTTACTGTTTTTGGTGAGTCGGTTATATGCGTTTTGGAAAAGGAATCTGATATCGTAATCGGTCTGTTCAGCAATTAAAATATGCTTAGTCCTATCACTCGGCTTGAAAAATCCCTTGGCTTCTATGATCACACCATTAGGAAAAATAAAGTCAGGGGTATACGTTGCCAGTTTAGTGTAACTGATCTTCAAAGTCTCGTACTCAAAGTCAACCCCCTCCCGTTTAAGGGAGAGGGCTGTATTCTTTTCAAACTTAGAACGGAACTGCACTCGACGATGCTTGATTCTCTTCTTCGCTTTCTTCATCTTCTTCGTTATCTTCTTCTGTTTCACCAACAAAACCTCCTTTTACTTCACCAAATCCAAAGGACTCAGCGTTGTCGGCTCCACCGCCCCCACTATATTCAACTAACTCTATAACCTGGACGGCACGAAGTCGAAGACTATAACCAAAGCCAAGTGCTGGGACATACCAAGTCGCAAGTTCAACACTCATTCTAACTTGTGAACCACTTCCAACATTTGTATCTGCTGGAAGCTTGTTTCCTTGACTATCATAGATGCCAATAGAAAATGTACGCTCACCTTTAGCAGTCTGCTTCTTTGCTACTTGCTTCGCATAGATCTCGTTATCACCATCATCAGTAATACGAATAGGTGGCGTGTTGAATTGTTTTAACTTCTTCTTACCCTGCTTAACAAGCTCCTCCTTGTAAGCAGCCTCCACAAGCTTATCTACATTTGCAGCAAACTCGTTGTACTCTCCTTCATCTTCGATGTGAATCTTGCAGGAGTATTGACCATTTTCATCCCATTTATAATCGGGCTGTAACTTCGGATAAAATGCCTTTCCGATAGGCGTGGTTAGTTTATGTATTTTCATATGTATATATTATTTTATTTTATGTTTTCAGATTTTCCGTTAGGAAAAGAAGTAGGGACTCTCAGCAATCAATGAGATATCCGCTTGGCCGTACTGCGGTGGCTCTGGAAATTCAAGGTCAGGATTTTGTTCTCTAATTTGACTCAACCAATCACGCAACAAATCAGGAGTAAACATCTTTACCGCTTCAGATCTAATGGTGTCTGCAAGTAACTGTGCTTTGTTTGAGTGAGTACCAAATGAGTCGTGGATCATACAAAAATCATACAACCCTAACTTATTAGATTCATGTACAACCAAATGCAAAAGAGCCGAGTCATATGAGTGAATTGTGTTAGGACTTACGCCATTCTTTTGTTTAACAACACTCAATGTATTGGTACTGTCCTGGAAGTTTACGTGTATCGCTTGTCCTGTAATCCAAGTACTTATCTTGTTATCTTTAACTTTCTTGTAGTCCTGCTTCACAACAAAACCACTAGGTGTTGTCCATTGAAGGGGTCTTCCTTCTGCACTAACAATCTGTGCAACCTCAACAAACCAATCCATACATTGTTTTGGAAGATCGAGGATTTCTTCAATAGCTCTCCATACATTCGATGAAAGATAATGTACTGCCTTGTAATATTCCTTTTCACAAAAGGGACTAGGACAATCATCTCCATGTATCTTGTCTTCAAACCAGTCGAGTACATACTGCCTACATGAGTACTCCGTAAGCCCATAAGCTTTCGTCATTGTTGGACGTTTTAAACAATTCCTATCAATGCCATAATCCAACCAGGCTTGTGCAAAAGGATGCCCCTTCTTTGCATCTTCACTCATGTAGGATTCACAACGCAAACGAGCAGTCGTATAAATGTCAGCAGGTATATCCTCATCGTTTGGTGTTACGTTGGTTGCTGCACATCCATACTCACATCTTGTCAGGATCGACAACAACTGTAGTCCGTTGTTTGTTGCGTCCATCATTACAGGAAGCTTTGTTTTTATCTTTCCTTTTTCAAGAAACACTCTCCACTCAAAACAAAAGGCTAAGAAACTAAAAGGTGCATCAGCTTGTATCCACCTCAAGTCACCTATAGGATCGATAGCGATAGACTTAATCATGTCGGCATTATCGTATGCCCACTGCTCTCGATCAGTTAAAGATACCTTGTCGTTGCCGTAGGAATTAGAGCCATGTATTGCAAGCCATCTAGCTTCCTCTTTGTTGCGTATCTTTTCTTCTCTCCAAAATTGTAACAACCCCCTAGATAAATCATTGCCCATTGGATTGCAAAATGTTGGAGCATAATAAACACGCCCTCTGAAGTCCACATTACAAGGCAAAAAGATTCTCTCTCCTGCAAACTTCTCCGCAAGGTAAATCACCTTTGTAGTCAACATCCTCTTAGACCTTGTTGATAGATTCCTTCGGTGTATCTTGCTGGCTACTTTAGCCCAGGCATTTCTTGATTCTTTGTTTTCATTAGCATCAATAGGAAAAGGAGGAAGCTCTTCATCTGCTTTGGAAGGCAATCCCTCAACCTCAACGTTGTTGTCCCATGCCCATAAAATAACTGCCAACACATTCTGATTAATCTCCCAAGGCGTACGCTGAATTAGGTTAACAGCATCCATTGGAATCTCTAACTTCTTTGGATTGATGGAACGCAGGAATTTTTTATCATAGCTTTTAATAAATGGAAAGTCTGGAAGAAACCCATCTTCTTCGCTTGCCTTGTAACCTCCATCCCAAATGTTCTCCCAGTTTTCTGGTGGATCAATCATGGGCATCCAAAAAGGATCAAGTAAACTATGATGAGTGTTGAAGTTCTCTAACCACTCAAGAGTTTCTTTTGTGGCTGCAACAAATCTTATAAGCTTTCCTCTAGCGTGTTTTTTAATATACAGATATTCAATCAGTCCAGTGGACACACGCAACAACTCAACCAAATTGATACCACAAGATAACCTATCACGCTTGGCCCAATGATCAAAGTTCTTCATTCCCTCCTTCTTCTCTTCATTCCTCATGGACAACTGAATGTGCCTGTACTGACTTGCCTTTGATCTTGTCTTAGCTCCCTTGATAATTCCCTTGCCCTTCGGGTTGGTCTTAACAAGATAGGTACACATTACCTCACGCTCAATATGCTTGCCAACCGCATAAGCTAATGACGCTAAAGATTTCTTTTTGGGTAACTCATCAAGCACCACCTTAAAACAAATAAATGCAGCCTTCTTGCTGTCGTACTTTCTAAGATCCTCCTGCCACCTGGTCGGCCTCCCTTGCTTTTTTTTGAGTAGTTGTTTTACCCTTTTATGAAACTCAGGTAACAACTCCCTCAATATACGCTGCCCTGCTTTACTTCTAGAGATGTCATCATGTTCTCTAGCACTCTCCCATTGTGCATTAAAACGTCCTACACCTATTTCAGACATCTCTTTGTTCAGTTCACTTTGATCCATAATTACGTGTTTAGTTAAATATGGTTAGGTTATATTTAAGTTTAACTTACATAAAGTAATATTGACCGAATGCGTTGTCAAGAAAAGTAGATGGCGTGAAGAAAGAGGTAGAACAAAGAAACACCTCCTCCTCCACGCACTTAACCTAACCACCAAATAACATACAAGATTGAATAAGGTGAACTCCTAAAACACCTGTATTCGATGTTACTTAATGACATTTGTATCTTTGCGTTTATGAAGATCTTTGTCAACATCACAAACAGAAAAAAATCTTAGTATCAATACGTTTATGATAACCCATAGAACAATAACAAGTAATGCAATCATATCTCTTTTACGCATTTATATCAAAGTACTATGTAATCAACAAGCCTGTTCACATATGGCAACAACAAATGTCTTTTACCCTCAGTTGCCCGAATGCGCTCAAAATCATCTAGGGCCACTCCTACAAGCACCTTGTCTTGCCCGAATGCATCACAAACTTCTTCCAGGTCACAACCAAACTCACTCACCAATGTATAGATGATTATGTTTCTCCATCGGATTATGTAGTTCTTTTTTAGTTTCTTTAGCTGGTCTGGAGAATACCCCGTAAACTCCGATGCACCCTTTAACATTGCTTTAATGAGGGTATCGAGATCGCCCGAATACTTTTGCCCGAATGCATTAATGTTTTGTTCTTTTGTTTTTTGAGTTAGTGGTTGTTTTAATGTTTTCATAAATATTTTATTTGTTAATCGTTTTCGGCAAGATCTAAAGGAAGCTCAATGGCTTCTCCAATAATTTGATTACGTAAACTATCCATTGTGAAATCTTCGACCTCCCCTTTCCTGGGTGAAAGTTCTCCAGGTTCGGGACTTAAATTATACTGTTTAAAAGATACGAGCTTGCCAGAATGCTTTACGTATATTTTCTCGATGATGATCGGCAAGCCCTTTGGCCTCAAAAATCTTATTATTTCCATTTTTAAAAAAGACAAAAAAAGAACCACCTAAAACTAATTAAGTGGTTCTTTGTTTGTTAAACGTTATTCAATAAAATCATTAATGGATTCTTTGAGTCCTTCAAGATCTACTTTGTAAGAACAACCAGAAAATGAAGTATAAACAAGATCTCCGTTAATATAAAAGTCTGTTGAATCTTCTAGCTCTTTTTCTGGTTCGTCTAGTTGTGTTTCAATTTCTCCTGTAACGAATTTGATGTCTCCATCATCACCAAAGATATTTAACTCATTACCAGCTTTTATATGGTCTTGAATTAAATGATTTCTGTCTGATTCAGATAATGGTTGTAAAAGTTCTTGTAGTTCTTTACTACAATCTCTTTTCAGCATCTCATCATTTAAAGATAACTCGCAACCAATAGCCTCTCGCATGGATTCAAGTTCTTGTTCAATAATTTCATCTCTCGTCAATTTCATCATTTAGTGTTTAAGGTTAAGTTTTTTTTTACTCAGTGTTAATAAACTGAATAGAGCCAATAAACCTTTTATAGTCTATTGGCTCTATCAATCGGTTAACAATTAAACAATTCAGAACAAGCTTCATCAAGTCCCAAGTTATCTTGGTAACTAAAAGTGGATTTATCGTTCCACCAGTAGCCCTCAACTTGGTTGAATTGGGTGTTTATCCATATATTAGGCCCCCCAAAAGCTACTAGTATTCTAGCTCCAATATATTCTTTTTTGCTATCAACTATATATTGAATGTCCAAGGCATCTTGCAAGTAATCAAAAGCTGATTGCTCGTCTTCATCAGCCCAATCAATAAGATGTGGGTGCTCTAATTGTTTAGCGATAGTTAAAACATGGTTTTTAAGTTCCATAATATTATTCGGTGTTTTTAGGTTAAGTTTTATTTATTAACTCAATCAATCATTCATTAACGATTAACTGAAAGCCACCCAACAAAAACACAAAAGAATTTGTTGAGTGGTTGATTCAGTCAAAGATTAAAAATATTTCTCTGAGATTGCTGAAACAATACAGAGAACACAAGTGCCAATTAATACTAACAAGACAAATTCCATAACAATATCAATTAAATGTTTGAAAGTTCTCTCCCTCTTCGCTCAACAAGATCTTTAATATTATCAAAGAAATAATCGTCTGAGCTTTTGGCTTGCATTCTTCCAACTCTTCGCCCCTCCTGATAGCCTTCATAATATCTATCCTCCTGATAAGTTGGACATTCGCTTGTATCGTCTAAATATAACGCAAGTTCTGTCGCATCTTCCTTCATCACATCACCATACCAGTTGGATTTTGCCCCCTCTTTTGGTGCTCTGTATTTGGTGCGAATCCTATATTTAGAATTGCATTCTTTTGTTAGCTTCCTGAGTAATCTCAGAAGTTCTTTTCCTTCATCATTGTTTGGAACTTTAATGAAGTTATTTAGTTTTTGTTTTTTCTTTTTCGTTTTCACTTTTATTTGGTGTTATTAGGTTAAGTTAAATTGTTGATTTAAGTTCTTCAATTAAGCGTAATTTTTGCCCTCCATCCAAAAGAGTCAAAGAATCAATAATAGAATCAAAAGCATCTCCAGAGTCTTCATGTTCCAAGTCAGAAATTGTCATAAATTCGTTATGCTCTTCATCCATTAATGGTAGCTTATTTTTTTGAGCATCAGTTTTTTTGATATGGTAAACCCAAGGGAAAGTTACGGGCTTATCTAGTAGGATAAATATAGGTATGTTTTTATTTTCACCTTCGTTATATTCTGCTTTCACTAATCTAGAATTAGGAAAATCAACAGCGATTATTTCGTTGCTGAACTCGTTTCTAGTTATGCCCTTAATTGGATCTTTACTAATTGCCGTATCATTAAAGCCTGAGAGGCTGTTGAATAGCTCTTGAATAGTTTGTTCTTCTTGCATTTTATTTGGTGTTATTAGGTTAATCCTGAAATTGTTTGTTATCATAAGCATCGGAATTATAATTCCTCCAGACATGATTTTCTAATTCCTCTATAGTAGTGAAAAACCCAGTGATAGTAATAATATCCTGATTTTGGTTTAAAAGCTGAAATTTTTCTAATTCAGCAAATAGCAACTGCCATTCTTTTGTTTCTCTAATATTTTTCATTTTTGGTGGTGTTAAAGGTTAAATAACTGAGGTAATTATTACACCAATAAAAACAAGCACAACTTTTTTTATTCATTAATTTTTAGTCATTTTCTTTGTTATATCGATATAGCTGGTTTTTAACTATCGGAATATAAAGATGGTCAACACACCTAATAAGAGCTTCTTCGGTCTCTTCGTTATTCAATAGGTACGACAAGCCACTTACAGCTAAACAAGCGTGCAAGGATTCGTGTAAGATTGTTTCAAGTGTCTCTTTGTTTGTTAACGTTTCTCTGATTGTTATTATTCTTTTGTCAATGTCACAAGCTCCAAAGTCTTCTATCGGTTTATATTGTATCTTGAACAGCACGCCAGCAATCGAGATTGATTTGGGTTTATACATAGCAAAAACGGGAACAATTAAAAAAATACGAAAAGAAAACAAAAAGAGAACAAAAGGAATTAACAAAAGAACAAAAGGAACAAGAAAACACCAATAAACGCTATTATTTGCGTAACTTGTTGAACTATAGGAAGTTAAATAGATCCTTATAACTTCCTACAATATGCGTAATATGTAATAGACCCCTATTTTATTAACCTGGATTTGGCTATTTTTTGAAAGTTGCAGCCGTTTGGGGGAATGCTCGAATGGTCATGCGTATATTACCCTTTCACATTTTTTTACCAAAAGCAAGGGCTTATTAATTAAAACACTCAATCAAGCAACTCATTAAACATTCAACATCAAAGGCTAACATACTTATAGGTGTATATAACATATATAACATAAAGCTAACACCTTTATACATATATAGCACTATATAACACCTATAACATATCTTTTAGATTGAGTTTATGAGTTGTTATTTAAACCACTTATCCAATTGACCATATTCCATATATCCAATTTATATAAGTAAGGGAATAATGAGTGTTGTCATTAAAAGTCCTCCCCCTTTCCCCCTCATTAGTCCTTCATATACAGTAGTAAATTATATATACCTATTTTTATAGGATAATGTGTTCATCGCTCCAGTCCTTTATTCCTTTGGCTAGGGCTTGACTGAGGATGTGTTCTTGGTCAGCAAAAGAGATCCAATCGATTTCATTAGTTCCGAAAAATGGTTCAGTGATCACTGCTGGTACGTGGGTTTTTCTGAGGAACGTAGCACCTCTATCACCGCTCTTTCTGCTCTTGGCTCCACGGCTTCTAATGAGTGGGAAATATTTCTGGCAGCCTCTAAGAAGATATTCAGCGAGGCTGAGTCCGATCCTAGAGGTGTTCCAGTACAGCATTTCCATTCCATTGGCCTGTGCGTTGCTTGAGGCGTTGAAGTGGAGTTCTATGGCTACGGAAGCCTTTTGATCCTTTAGGTGTTTTGTGAGCCAGTTTATGGATGACGTATAAGACCCGTAGGTTCCTCCGTAGTCATCTACAATAAAGCTACTGATTCCGAACTCCTGGAGATCACTTTTGAGATATTCTGCGACCTTTTTGTTATATGTCCATTCGTTAACACCTCCGCATGATACAGCACCAGTGTCTCCCTTTCGGCTGTGTCCGACACAAATGGCTACATTAAGGTCTTCTCTAGGAATACTGTTAGTTGGAAAGGGGATAGCTTTTGGTTTCTCTTTTAGTTTCTCTAGTTCATTGAGGTGTTCGATGGCGTTGCTGATGTGTTCTTGAGCCTTGAACAGGTCTTCTTTAATGTCCTTCATATTTCCTCTACAAATCGTTGTTAATTAAAATGGTGTATAGTGAGTGAGTTATTGTTCTAAGTCCACCTCGTTAATCCTAAAGCCAGTTAGGGCTATTCCTATGGTTCTTCTTATTACCAAAGTAACTGTCAGCCATCTTTTGTAGCTCTTGGTCTAGTAAATCTTCCTTGCGATCCTTCATCTTCTTTTCGGCATCTTGTGCCATTTGTTCAGACCAATAGCTCACTGCCATTGCTAGAGCATCCAATCGGTCATCGTGGGTGATAGCACCTCTGTCTCTTGTTATTCTGGAAAGTTGATAGATGAGTTGGTATTTGAGTTGGGATTCAAGAGGGTAGTTCTGAGCAGTCTGAAAGTCCTGTCGGATAACATCAGGTGATATAATAAGCTTGTGTTGGCTCATCACTGGCTCAAGGGTGTCAATGATCCTCTTCTCCTTCTGGATGCTGTGGCGTACTTCTTCAATTGAGCAGGGGTGTATCTTGTTTAGAAAAGGTTTAAACAACTCACTAAACATACCATCACCAAAGTTACTCTCAACAATGATATAGTTGACCTTATGGGTCTTTGCTTTCATTGCAAGCACCTTTAGGACATCTTCCCCATAGCCCCCTTGCATACCTCCTGCATCAGGAACGTATAGATATCCGTTAAGCATCTTTACGATGGCCCAGGAGGTTTCATCTCGTCCTCTTCCAGAGGGGTCAATGGACATCACTGATCCAGTGAACTCAACCATGTCACCAACTTGCTTGAAAGGTCTATAGAATCTATCTCCACTAAAGCCTACGTTAGGGACATCTCCAGTCCAAGCTAGGTCTGGTGATTGCGCCCACACTACTTTCTCAGGAGCCACCTCGTTGTCTATGTCCATTACAAGCAAGTCGTTGACCTTTAAGGGGAAGCGATCAATATCTGACAGTTTACTATCAAGCATGAACTGCATAGCAAAGCCAGCTTTTCCATAACTGATCTCCCGTTCTGCCAGATCTATCTCACTAAACCTTATAGGTTCTGTGGACTTGTTCTTCTTTTCTTCAGACACGCAAAGTGGGCTAACTCGTCCATAATAAGTTTTCTCATTATCTTTGGGAGTTATGTACTTGCAGGGCCATATGCAAGCGGTGTAGTCTCTCTCCATCAGTTTGTTGTAGAGTGAGTCTTCACATTGAGGCGTACCCAGAAAGACAATCTTGGATTCCTTATCAGGTTTTAATATGGACTCGAACTCCTTTACCTGCTCTCCAAGTTTATCTCTCATGCCTTGCGTGGCTGAGTTGTTTGGAACCTCCACATCGTCGGCCACTATGATGTCAGCCCTACTTCCAGTTAGTTGGGAGGTAATGCCCAAACTCTTTACACTTGGTGCATGACTAGCTGGTGCAGGGCCAACATCAAAACTTATCTTTGAAAATCTTTGCTTATCGGTGGGGATCAAGTGGGCTAGTAAAGGCATCTCATGGATTAGCCTCAAAGTAAACGTGGAGAAATCGTCGGCTCTTGTTTTACTGGCAGAGCATACCAGGATGTTTTTTGAGGGATCTAACAGCAGTTGGTGTACAACATAAGCTGAACATATCCATGATTTACCTACGCCTCGGAAGCCTTGGATAACAGCCCTTCTAGGGCCATTCTGCATCCAGTCAGCAATCTCGTATTGTATGTCTGTGGGGTCTGGGAGATTGAGGTGCTTCCAAACGAGGTAAAGGAAATTTCTGAAGTCCTTTAACTCTTCCATATATTGTTATCAGTTAGCTTTACTTGCAGGGGGTTCCTCTTCTTCCTCTTTAAACGGAAGAACGCTTATAAGATCTTGAATCTTATCGTCTTGTTTAATCCCTTGGTGAATGCCGTTGTCTTTAAGATACTGTCTAGCAGCGTTTAGTAAAGAAGGTTCTGCGTCTCCTAATCTGATGCGCTCAATGAACTCATCTGTTAGAAGATCCTGCAAAACTTGCATTCTTGCTGAGTTGTCTTTTTCGTTGTTTGCCATAAATTATTTATCTCTTTTCTTACGTAGTTCTCCAATGATTTTTAGCACCATGTAAACGAGTGTTGCAGCACCTACAAGTATAGCCAATAGCTCATTTACATCATTGAGAGTTATATTTGCGAGAAGACCTAAAACTCCTACTGTTGGAGTCGTGAATTGATTGTTCATATTTTACTAAGCTGCTGTGACGTAATTAAGGCTGATATAAATTTCAGTGTTAGTTTGTAAT